GGTGAAGGCCGAGGCGATCTGCTTGTGAGTGCCAGACATATAGGCCTGGCTGTACTTCGCACCGTTGGTGAAGCCGGTCACGAGCACGCCCTTGAGGAGCGTTTCCGTGAACGTGCGTTGCGTGCCGTTCGAAGCAGCAGACACAACACCAGTCGATTGCCAGCCACCGGACGAGCCCGTAGCGCCGAGGCTGTCGTTCGTGGCAACCCACGCCAGAGCGCCAGCGGTCTTCCGGGTCACGGACGCAGGCGTTTCAGCAACGGACGCTTTGTTGCCGATGAAGCGGGCTTCCATGTCGCGGCGCAGTTCGATGCCGCGGATCATCTTCTGGTAGTCGAGTTCATCTGCACGGCCGGCGCGGTCCGAAGACATCACAGTGCCGGAGATAGACCCGTCCTTGCGGAAGATCTGCGCATAGACGTTGCGGCGCACGGTCGTGTGAGCCGCCGTGTGCGTGCCAATGTCGTCGCCTTCATACTGCGCGTTATCCGCGTCAGGCGAATCCAGCGTTTCGGTCTGCCACTCGTGCAGGATGTTCTTGACCTTCTGCTTCCCGATGTTGGAGCTGAAGGGGGTTTCTTCCGGTGCTACGCGATAGATGGTATCTTCGAGATCCTCACGCTCGCCAACGACAGCAGAGCGGACGAAAGTATTGGTTGGGACGGCCATGGTCCTGTTTTCCTGATGATTATCCTCGCTTCAGCCGGCGCAATTCCATAGCCTGCTCGATCGTGAGCGATTTCATGGAGTTGAGCTGCTTGATGCGTGCTTCTGACGATGAAGCCCTGACGCCCTGGCCGCTCGCGGGAGCGGTCGGGCCTGCTGGCTTCGGCTTGGGTTTGAGCGTTTCTTTGGCCTTCGCTTGCGCGCGGTCCCAAAGCATCGCCTTGAAAGCGATACGCGCTTCAATTGCAGAAATGCCTCGCACCTGCTCGAGCGGGATACCCAGCTCGCTCAGATAATTCGTCGTGTCCCTCATGCGTGCCGGACCCTCTTTCGGGTCGGCAAGCTCTGGAGCAACTTCCGGCAGGAGCTTGCGCTGTTCCTCCACATACGCATTGAACGTGACTGCGTCAGCCTGGGCCTTGTCGGCCTGGACCTTCTCGTAATCTCGTTTCTCACGGTCGTATCGGGCGAGTTCAGCGTTGTAGGCAGTCGGGTTGGTCTGCGCGAGCTCTTGTGCTGCGTGACTCCCTAGCCAGTTGTCCCAATCCTGCATGTAAGTGCTTTGGGCTTCGACGTATTCACCGATCCTCTCAGACGTCTCCATAAGCTGCCTGAGCTTGGCTTCGGAGTGCTTGGTCGTTTCGGCGGCTTTCTGCATGGCCTTGGCAACAGCGGCGGTTCGCTGCTTCTCGTACTCCACAACCTCTCTTTGTGAGGCGGGCGAGAGCTTGGCGAAGCGTTCCTTGCCTTCAGCATCCCAAAACTGAGGGGCCGCGATTGCCGTTTCCGGTTCGGGCGGGGCCTCATTGTCGTCTTCTGCGTTGGCCTCTTCAGGCTCGCCTTCGACGTCCTGATCCGCTTGGGTAAACGGATCGGATTCTGTGTCGGCTTCGACGGGCTCGCGCGCCTCTGTCTCTGCCTGTTCTTCAGGTTCGGGGTCTGAAACCCTCGTGGCGCCCTTGGCGCGCAATGTCTGCTGGTGCTTGACCGCTGCCTCAATAGACAGGGGGGCGCTTTCCGCCACAGGGGCGGGCGCTGTATCGAGATCCATGATGTCCTCTGGGGTTAGTCCGCTGCCCGCCGAGTGGCGGCTTCGCGTTCAAGTTTACCAGTGTCTACGTAGCTGTTTAGCTGCCTGCGAACTTCCATCAGCGCACGGTAGGCAAGCAGCCCGTTCCATGCAGCGTCTGCGCTGGTCGCAGACAGCACCGTCCGCATGAGCTTGTGCTCAACGTCCTCGAAGGCGTCAGCCGTGACCTTGACGACTTCGTCAGCCCAGAATGCGCGCTCGCCGGGGGTCATTCCGCAAGGCTCCCACCGGGACGGAAGGTCTGGGCCTCACGTTGAACCTCGATCTTCTTCTCGTTGGAATGCAGCGCCGCCTGATGGTTGAGGTCGGCCTGATAGATCGCAAGCTCCTTCTCCTGCGCCATGCGGAGGATAGCCAACTCGCGCTCCTGCTGTAGCCGGATGATCCCAAGCTCGCGCTCGGAATCGAGCTTCATCTGCATCGCCTGCATCTCGGTCTGGGCCTTCTGGGCGTCGGCCTGCTGCTTCATCGCCAGTTCCGCCTGCCTGGCCTGCGTCGAAGCCTGAAGCTCCTGTTGCTTCATCTGGCCATTTGCCTGAAGCTCGGCTTGCTTAAGTTGGCCGTTCATCTGCATCTCGGCCTGCTTGGCCTGTGCTTCTGCCTGCACCTTCGCCATAGCCGGGTCAGGCTGGGGCTCCTGCGGCTCTGCTTCAGCCGGATTGCTCCAGAACTGTTCGGGGGCCTTGAACCCTGCCCGCTCGGTAAAGCGTTTGAGCAGGTTGTAGGCATTGTCACCCGTGACCAGAGGCCCAGACAATCCGCCCTGTATCGCCACGACATTCTGCTGGAACTGGAGCATCTTCTCCATGATCAACAGCTCTTGCTCCTTACCGCCAGAACCGACGCCAACCTCAATCACCATGTCGGCGCGGTTGCCGAATGTGCTCGGATCGATGTCCACCGGAGGCTTTCCGTTCAGCCTGATCTTCTCAGAGCGCGTGTTATGCGTGCGGCTTAGTGCGTGGATGTTCAGATACCAGTCCTTGACCAGCGTCTCAGCCAGCACGCGGGCAATCATGCGGACGCGCTTCTGGGCCATGCCCATCAACGCCAGTGCGCCGCCCTTGGTATCATGCAGCGTGTCTGGATTGAGCCCCTGTGCGTTCCTCACAACGCCAGAGCGCTGTTCAGCCATCGTGGACACGTATTCCAGCGCCATCTGGACGTCGAAGCCAAGCTGGCCGGCCGAGATTGGCGACACCGCGCCAGGCTTCTGGACCCGGATCGGCATGCCCGGCTCGTTACGAAGCACGTCGTCCATCGTCTCATCAGAGGAGAAGTCTTTAGCCACCTCCACCCGCTGGTTCATGGCGAAATACCCGCTATCCAGCATCATCCGGACCAGCGCGGTCTTGATCTTCTGGATCTCGATGAGCTTGTCCGCGAGGGACTGGCCATAGAAGCGGTGCGTCTGGATAAAGGGCGTGCCAACCGCCAGTCCGATCCGGTTCACCTTCCGCTTGTCGAGGATGATGTTAACCTGCTCATCCGTCTGGATGCGCCAGAGTTCGGTCTTGCCGTCCTGGTTGCCGTCGATCCTGACCCAGTGCTCAAGCACTTGCACCGTGCGGAGCAGCTTGTTGCTTGCCCCAGCGTTGCTTGTGTCGCTTTCATTGGCAAGGTCGCGTGACTGCTCGGTCTGCTCGTCGCCGCGGTTGGGATAGTCAGGCAGCTTCTCGACCAGCTTGGGATCGAAGCCCTGATCCATCAGGCTCTGAGCCCTCGGAAACGAGCGGACCACGCAATAGGTGGCTTCGGAGATGTCCACCGTATCCGGGGCCACGCTCAGATTGTTGGGGTCGATCGCCGCGCATTTGATGCAGCCATCGTCGTAGCTCATCGATGCCTTGACCTTGAACAGCTCCACGCCGTCAGGGCCAGCGCCCAGAGACTGCTTCTCGTCAATGGTGAAGCCATTCTGCTCCAGCATCATCATCTGCGGGGCGTTGATCCCGTCAAACGATTGCTCGTCGATGGCTTCCTTGTCCTCCCACCACGTTTTGAGGATGCCGGTGTCTACCTGCAACGCGTCCTTGATCGCCGTGTAGAGCAGACGCCAGCCGCGCAGCTTCCTGAACGCGACATACTTGACGTACTCAATCTCTTGCTTCGCGGCTTCCTCGTCCTCATTGCCTTGCGGATCGAAGCTGGCGACATCCTCACCGCCCGTGAAGATTTCCATGAGGTCGGGCAGCACCGTCTCGATCGCGTCAGCAACGTCCGTTGACGTGGCCTTCGATCGGTTGGGCAGGCTCAGGACGTCCTTCATCTCTCCCTTGGAATACTCAAGGGCCTGCCGGCGCTTCTTCTCAAGGTCGGTGCCGTTCTCGAAGCCAACCGAGTTGAGCTTCTCGGCTTGCAGGATCGAACACAGGTCCGCATCCGACAGCTTCATGTCGTCAGGCTTTTCAGCCTGCTCTGGCATACCTCCCGTGTATGCCACCTAGACCGCTCCGAAGCTGGGAATGACGAGCTTGGGCGTGCTGGCCTTGGTCCGGCTATCCAGGCCCATAGCCAGATAGCGGAACGCATCTGCGGAATGGCTTGTCCAGTCGTGCAATGGCCGCTCCCTGAACACCTTGGTCTTTTCATCGAACTCGCGCCGGTACTGGCGCAGGCATTCGGTGCCGCGGTGCGTCTTGTCCTTGTCGAAATAACAACGGGGCAGGATGGTGCGGACAGCGTGGATGCCGTCCTCCACCGTCTGTTGAGGGATCACCTCAACCTTTACGCCCAGCGTCTCAAGCGTCTTCCTGCGCGTCTCACCCGTACCCAGCTCCCTCGCCTCCACATCGTGAGGCAGCAGGTGCTTGGCGTAACTGTAGGGCTTGGCGTCGAGCTTCTTGACGATCGACGGCAGCCCCTCGCCCGATATCTCCATATAGTCGATCAGGTGGATTTCACGCCCTGCGATCTGGATGAACCAGATGGCGGTTGCGTCATCGATACCCAGATCCCATGCCGTCCAGACCTTCTGCGTCGGCTGCCACGGGACATTGCGAACCCGCTTGTCCGCATCGATCAGGCGGAACTCTTCCGCATAGAACGCGCCTTGGATAGCGGCGTCGAACGAGCACTCGAACTCCTGGTCATACTGGTCGGCAGTCATGATAGCGCGTGCGTCACGCAATTCGGACTCAGGCAGCAGTTTGGTATCGGAGGCTTTGAACATGAACGCCTCCCACCCTTCAGCGCCTTTGGCGTACTCAAACAGCCGATGAAACTCGTTCCTGCCCTTGGGCGTGCCTATGAAGATCGCCCAGCCGCCACGGTCAGCCAGCGCCGGCCGGATAACCTCAATCCACGCCCGCGGGTCCATGTCTCCGAACTCATCGAGGATGACCCCGTCGAGATAGATCCCGCGAAGGGCGTCGTAGTTGTCAGCTCCGAACAATTGTATGCGGGCAGTGTTGGGCAGGTCAGCCCTGAGTTCCGCCTCGTTGACTGTCGTGCCCGGTATCTTGAGCGTGTAGTCCTTGACGTAATCCCAGCTCGTCTGCTTGGCCTGCCTCAGGAGCGGAGCAATGTAGGCATAACGAGGCCTTGGCTTGTCGCACCGGAGCGCAGCGTCCACCGTGTCGGCAATGGCGCCTACGGTCTTGCCACCCCGTCTGTGAATGACAGCGACCCGGAAACGCGCTTTGGATTTGTGGAAGGTCTGTTGCCAGGGCCTCGGTCGATAGCCGAGGTCAACTGTCGTCACGAGGCACCCCGGTAATCACCTGAATGCGGAGGTCGCCTCCACCTTCACCCGTTACCTGCATCGGAAGCACCTTGCCCAACAGGCTTAGAAACGGACCGGGGTTTGCTACGGCCTGCTCTTGAAGGTATCCAGCCATCCCGCCTTTGCCCCCTGCCTTGGTAGCAGCAATGAGAATGGCGTCCTTCAGCAGCGCGGTCGTTTTATTGACTGCGCCGGGAGGACGACCCTTCCCCGCATTGGTCAGGTTCTCGGTTTTGCCAGTGCGTCTAGACGGTTTCTTTTTTACAGGATCAGCGTCGGCCATGTTCGGCCCTCAGTTCATGCGATCCTTACGTTACGTAAGGTTGTCGCGGTTTAGTCTAGCGCCACCAGATCGTAGCGGTTCCACTGAAGCCGAGAGCCGCGTCTCCCGATGCTGCCCAGCCGTCTGCGATGTTGAGGTAGATCGTGTGAGCAGCGGCGGCTTCGATTGCGAGGTTGGTTGTGACCGTCGCGTTCTCGACCGTGCCGTCGCAGTCGTTCATGGTCTGGCCGGTCATGATGTTCTCGAACGTTGCGGTGCCGTCGAGGGTGGCGACAACTCCCGAGGCAATGACCGTGCCGAGGCCCATGTCAGGGGTGTCAGCCGTGACGTTGCCCTGCGTTTGCTTCACGGCGACCGAGATGTTGGAGCCCGTTACGATGCGAGGCCCGGCGGGAAGGGTCAGCAGCAGCTTGCCCACGCCAAGGGATGCGCCGCCAGCGATCACAGGGAACGCACCGTTGAGGGTAAGGACGGTCTTGTAGCCTTCCGGCGAGCCGGTCGTTTGGGACGTGACCCAAGAGCCAGGCAGGATGATGCCCGACTGGTCGTCGCGAAGCATTACGTTTTGACGTGCCACGTTGGATTCTCCTGATGGCTGTTGTTGGATTACGTGGCTGAGAATGGATCTGCGACGTTCGAGCCGGTCGGGACGACAAGCGCGCCCTTGACCGCAAACACCGCCGAAGCAATGTCCACGAACTCGAGCCAGTCGCCAATCTGACCGCCCGTGGTCGTGCCGTTGAGCGTGATCTTGTCGTCCGTGCCAGAAGCGGCATAGGCGGTCGCGGCGTTGCTGTCGTTGTCCAGCATCATCACAACGCCCTTGATGGTATCGGTGCCGGCAGCCGCAACCACATGGTTGGACGTGTTCACAGCGCCCACCACGAACCGATAGACAGCGCCTGTGCCGGTTGCCGCGGGAAGCGTAACCGTAGAGGCTGCGCCCGTGTGGTTGAGGACGACAACCCGGCTCTCATGCAGGGCCGAGGTCACCGACAGGGACGTCGCTGCGAGCGATACAGGCCGCGCAGCAATGGCCGCGTTGCGGATCGCAATCTCGAGTTCCGCCCGCGTCATCTTCTTCGTGCCGGACGTGCCGGCCGATACGTCAACAACGGGGAAGACATCCCCCGTCGCACTGTCCGCGCCCGTCAGGGCCGTTAGATCACTAATCTTCGTGCCCATTTAGGCCTCCTGGAGAATGTATTCGTTGTTTTCAGTCACTAGGTCTTCTTCGGTTTCAGTCAGGAGGGAGAACGCTCCCTCAAAGACTGAGAACTCGTCTGCGAGGAAATCGCCTTCGAGGTAGGCGACCACGTCGCCGCTATCCTTGGTGCCGAGATTGAGCCGCAGCCTGAGAGGGGGCGCGTAATCATTTCCAGCGGTCCTGTGCGTGACACCGGCTGCCGTGATGGCGCTGCCCCATGTCACCCATGTCCCTTTGACAACCTCACGTTCAAGGGTGAGCGAGTTGCTGCCGCTCATGGACAGGATGACGTCGAAGCCCCCACGCAGGGCGTAGAATGGCTGCGACACGCCAGTCGCGCCGAAGGTCTTGAACAGCATTTTGGGTCACCGTTTCAGTGAGGAGGCGCTGGTCTCAGCCAGCCGCCCTCCCAGTTTAACTGGTTGCCGTTTCCGGCTGTCCGATCGTCACGGGCGCGGGCTTCACGGGCTGTTTCAGCTCGCCCATCGCCTGCCTTAGCTCGACCCATTCAACGCCAGGCATCAGCGGGATAACCGGGAGCGGGCCTACGCGAGCGACAGGAACGTCGTAGATGGTCGCCAAAGCCTCGTAGCGCGCGATCTGGCGCTGTAGGGCCTTCATGGCGTCGGCGACCTGCGCGCGTGCGTAGGCGACCCTCTTGCGGCGTGCGAGACGCCATGCGCGCAGTACGGGATTGGCACGGGGTTGCCGTCCCCGGTTGGGGTTTTTGAAGCTGAGACGCTGGATCATGACCTACCGCTTCAGTGTCGCCTTGCGCGGGGCAGCGCGGGGCGGCGGGGTTGTGGATGGCGCGGGCGCTGCGGACGCTACCTTCAGACGGGGCGCAACTGCTTCGGTGCGCTTGGGCGGGCTGGTAATGTCGGACCACGCTTCCTTGATAGGGCGGCGGGCGTCCAGCTTGAGCGTTGGCTGGCGGTTGACCTCGACAATGACCTCGCGAATACCGCTCTCCCCGGCAATGCGGTGTCCCACCCACGGGCGGATTACAACCGTATTGCCAGTGATCAGGGCCTTTGCGTCAGGCCAGTGATCTGTGACCTGGATTTGCAGGCCGGGGTGGATTTCTGCGTATTCGCGGGCGATGGCGTGGCGGGCCAGTTCCTCCAGATGCGCCTCGGCTTCCTCGACGGGCATGGAAGCGACGTTCACGCCTTTGACCGCTTTGATGACGGCCTGACGGACCTTCTCGTCCGTCCACTCATTAGCCCTGACGATGCCGATCGGCTCAAGGCGCGTCTTGCTGAAGAACCATGCGCCGATCGCGACCGCAAAGGCCAAAGCAATGAGAATTAGGGCGTAGTCGCCTACGTTGAGCATGGAGAGCCCCCTCTCCGATTTCGGGCAAGACTTAGGATAAGGTCATTCTGCATGACCTGCTCGCAGGACGCTCGGCCTTAGCCTACTCGCAGGGAAACACCTGCGTATGTCCCGGTCGCCATTGACGGATTCCAGCCCCATCGAACAGCCCGCGCATATTGTGGTGCTTTGCGGGAAGACACAACCCCTAGCTATGCCGCTTCAGACTTGTAGCACTTGCTCACGGGGAACCTGACCTCGGCTGATACCGAGTTGAACATGACGAGGTCGAAGATGGCCTCGTGTTTTTGGATATCACGGACCCGAAGCTCAAACCCCTCAAATGCCGGGTCGTCGATGCGGACCATGTCCCCGATCTCGAAAGGCGTGCCGCGGAAGAACCGGAAATAGTCGGGCAGGTTCTCCTCGGGAAGGTCCAGAAACGCGCCTAGCGCCTCTGGATTGAGCCGCACGGGGCGTCCCTCTAGGGATACTACGCTTCGGATCATGTGGCAGCGGTGAACCTCCCTCCACGGACTGCCGTCAGTGCCGACAAAAACGTACCCAGGCGCTGCAACGGCTTCCCGCTCCTTTCGCTTGCCGTTTGTCCACCTGCCAAACTTGCGCTCGGTCTTCGTGAACGCCTTCAAGCCGCGATAGATCAGGTGCTTGCGAACCATCGCCTCCCGTTGCGGGAGCGTGCGAAGGGCATACCATGCCAGTTCTGTCATCGCCGTCCCCTATCGTGTCCAATTGATCCGATTGCGAGAAGCACCACGCCCAGCAGGCCGAAGGTCGCCAGCGTAAAATTCATGGTTTGCGGCAGGGCGAGAGACGCCCCAACGAGGCCCAACACGGCCAATCCGGCGATCCTCATTCCGCCCTCCCACTTCCCGGTCCCCAGCGGGTCCATGCGACGATGCCTCCCACCAGCCCAGCGGCCAGCAGGATCAGCATCAGGATGCCCTCCCAAGTCATACGTCCCTCCTTGGCCAGACCCACGCGAGGACGAGGCACAGGCAGAGCATTGCGGCGCATGCCCAGAAGCCCCATTGAACGAAATCCATCACGCCTCCTCTTTTTCGCGGCGGAAAATGCTGGCCAAGCGGAACGGCTCAGGCTTGGGCTGTTCAGTCAGCGTTTGAGCCCAGAAATCCGCCTCCGGGTTGGTCACGGGTGCGTAGCCCTCTTCCCGTTCGTCCTGCATGGCTTCGTTGAGTGCGGGGGCTTCTTCGACCGTCTGCGGTGCTTCTTCCACCACCACGTCGTCCGCGCTTGGCGGGAGTGCGTGGTCTGTTTCGAGTTGTTCGAGCGCTTCAACTTTTTCGTCTTCGAACAGCTCTGGCTGCTCGTCTGGGATCGCTTCGAGCTCGCGGGCGATGGCGATATCCAAGTCCACCTGATACAGTTCCGCGTCTGTCGGAAATGGCGTCAGGGCGGCGATGGCGATGTCCAAATCCCAGCGTTGCCGCTCAAGGTCTTCGACGGCGGCGCCATGCTCGCGGATCTGGGAATGTCGGGCGTCGATGTATTCTTGGACGGCCTTCAGCTTCTCTTTCAGTTCATCGATAAGTGCCATGTGTGGTCCCTCTGATTGGTGTGTGAAACTCTACGCCCGCTTGCGCGGAAAGATCTGGTCCTGCGTCCATGCGTATGCCTTGGGCGCGGGCTGCTCTGGTGACTGGCGATCAGTGAGCGTCAGGAGCTTGTGAGCGCATGACGGGCAATAGACTTTGCCCTCGGTCGCTGCTCCGCATTCGTATGCGTCACCATCGCGATAGCTGATCTTCTTGCAGAACTCGTTGGGTTCCTTGGGCTTGCCGGTCCAATGCTGTGTAGTGCGGGGCTTGCTGTAATAAATGGAACTCATGCGGCCCCCCTGATCATCTCGACCGTGTGCTGATTAGTGTCAGGCGCGCTCTCGCAGGACCAGACTTCGCTTTGGCGTTGTATGTCGGTTGGCCAGGATGATGGCTCGGTGAAGCTGCGCTCGATGAACAAAACCCTGTTCGTTGGCTGGGCGGCGTAGCGGCCATTCCGAAGCGCGAAGAACTTGAACTCCTTGCTTTGCTCTGGCTCGGCGCTGAAGCCGTCGCCAAGCGGGCAAGCCGTGAAAAGATACTCGCCCAGATGCTCGTCGCGAGCGCACCGCACGCGCGCTTCTAAGCCGCTCAAATAGGTGTAGCGGACGAGGCTGAATTGGTCGCCGTAGCAGTCCCAATGCTGCGCCATTTCTAAATGCCAGTATTCAGCCTCTGGCGTTGCGCTGAGAGCGTGGAGCGGTAGGTCACGCACGACTGCGCCGCATTCCAGAAGCACATGGCAACCCCACGCACGGCCGGCAAAGGCGCGAAGGCCAAACCAGACGCAGGGCTCTGTGCCAACTTGCTCGCCAGTGCGGACGAAGCTGCGCTCTACGTGGCAGTAGATGTGTTGGGGGAGGGAGCCAGAGCCTGTGCAGAGGGTCATGCGGCCCTCCGTATTTCGACCACGACACGCCCGCTTTCGATGGTGTCCGACCAGCCCGCAGAGACACGCTCGCACATGCTGTCGTCTTCAATCACGTCGCCCTTCAACAGGTCGAGGATTGGCTTGATCCGGTTGTCGATATCGCAGCGGCGGTTTACTCGGCCAATGCTGATGAGCGCCGCGAACTTGCCGACAACGCGGCCCGGCTTCTGAAGCATCAGCTCGTCGTATGCGAGCTTGTGCCAGCGGCGATACTCAGGGCTGCGGACGCGGCCTTTGCCAGGAACGTTCTGCCAAGCCATGTTGACGGATGGCGGGAGCGGGACTTCCACACGGACCACGTCAGCGGCAGGCTTCACGCCGCCATTAGCGCGGATGGTGAGGCCCTTGCTGCGGATGGCGTCTTCGGTCCAGGCGGTCATGCCGGTTCTCCTGCGAGAAGCGAAAGCTGTTCGGCTTTGGGCTTGGGTTCTTCAAACAGGCGGGGCTGACGATGCGCTTGTTCGATGCGGCGGCAAGCGGCTTCGAAGTATTGCGGCTCGCGCTCAATGCCGATGAAACGCATCCCCGCCTTGGCGCACGCAACGCCCGTTGTGCCGCTTCCCATGAAGGGGTCGATGACTGACTTTGTGCCGTCAGGGAGTTGCTGTAGACACCACGACATGACGCCTAGCGGCTTCTGTGTCGGATGATCGCCGCGCGTCTCGCCGGGCGCTTTCAGCATCCCGCTCCAAAGGTATTGGAGGCGACGAACGGCTTTCGGTAGGTTGGTCCACGCCATTTCACAGTCAGCGAAGTCGTTGTCGCCGTTCAGCTTGTCCCAGACGAGCCAGCAGCGGGTCGGCGGCAATGGGTAATAGTTGCCGCCAAAAATGACGTTCCAGCGCGCCGATAGCATCACAAGGCGCAGCAGGTCGTTATCTATGGGCTGGTCATCCCATGAGGCGGTTCCGTAGTCTCTCGGTTTGCCATTTTGCCACCGCGATTTGTCTACGCGCCGCGTTTTGGCTTTCCCCGCAGCCTCACCAATCCCGTAGGGTGGGTCAGTGACGAGCGCGTCAACCTTACCCAGCGTCGGAAGGATTTCCCGGCAGTCGCCAAGGTACAGCGTCGCGTCCCCGATTGTTTCGATTGCGTGGCGGGTCATGCTGCCACCGCAAACCGCCTGATCTGCGCATCGATGCGAAACGTGCGGGCTCGCCGGCCCCTCTCGGACTTGATCGGGTCAGGCTCTAAGCCGAATTTCTGGCAGGCGAAGATGACCGTCGAATGATGCATCCCGCCGAACTGACGGCCCACGCTTTCGTAGCTCAGACGATGGCGGAAATGCAAATAGCAAAGGGCCATCGCAATCTGTCGATTGTGCGAGATGTGCCAGCGCCGCGACTTGATCAGCAGCGTGCCAGGATCAAGTTGAAAGTGCCGCTCCACATGGCGACGAATTTCGTTGCACGTAAACATCTCAGCGGTTTCAGCCGCGAGGATGTCGAACTCAGTTAGCCCCTGCCCGTCGAACATTCACGCCCCCTTTTCTAGCTGTTGGATTTCGGCTTTGACCAACGCCGCTTCGCTCGCGAGATAGTGCTGGATTTCGTCGTAGCCCTTGGCGTGGACGTCATAGGGAACCATGCCCATCTCGAGCTCGTACTGGCGGTGATGCAGGTGGGCGATGCGCTCACGAGGCGACATGCGCTCCTCGCGATCCTCGACATCCAGCGCGAACTCCAGGCGATCCCTGACCGGCGCCTCAAGGCGTTCGATGGTTGACAGAAGCTGGCCGGGGCTCGGACGAAATGCGTTCGCTCCCTTGCGCCACTCGGTCACGGCAGCACGGAACGCCACCGCGCTCACCTGCCCCATGTCCTCGATCCAGTCCTGCGCAACGGTCATGGTGTTACCGGACTGCGGCGACGGGTAATGCGAGAACAATCTGGCTATCGAAGCCGCGATTTCCTCCGGCGTGGGCGGCATCAGCGCCTCGCGCATCTCCGTTATCGATGACTTCAAGGCGGGGAGATCTGCTCGGTGCGCGAGGACCATTGCCGTGATCCGGCTCCCATCCTGCGCCACACTCAGCGCCACTTGCCTGAGCTGCGGCAACTGCGAAGGCATCATGCTGGCTGATCTTCGGGGCAAAACGGGTTTCGACACGCGCGCCGGCACGGACGGGGGTTCCGTTGGTTCGTGGTCTAGCCCGTATGATCGCGGCGGCCTGCTCGCGTATCCTTGCCCGGAATGTCCCGTCCCATCCGGGGCGCTTGCCTTTGGCATCCCGCCGGCCAGTCCAGTAATCGACGAAGCTATCGGCTTCATTTCTGATCTCCGCTTCGGTGAGTTGTTCGTTGTTTGGGGTTCGGAACTCGTGGACAGCCCAGGCGATGAGGGCTTCCGAAGGTTTCCAGTCAGCCGGGATGAAATGCGGCTTCACGCGTGATGATGCGTCAGCATCATCTTCTTTCTTATCTGGTTGTGGTTCTGATCTGCTAGGCCGTTTGCTAGGCATTTGCTTAGCAATTGCTACATCGGGCTCTTGTGTTTTCAGGGCCTTAGCGCGTCCACCTGCTGATCCGGCAAGCTTCCGTTTCTGCGATATCTGATCCGCTTTTTGGAGCTCCAGATCGACCCGCTTGTGGCGCAGGAAATCGCCGTCATGGACAAACATTGAGCCGATAGACGCCCACACGGACGGCCACCGCTTCGGGGATATCCCGGTGATGCGCGCCAGCACTTTGGGATTGTTCGGAAGCGCGCCGTTGCGGTTCCACATATCCATCAGCAGCAGCAAATAGGCGCCGTGCTGTTCAGCCGTCAGGTCGCGGGTGTCCTTGAGATAGTCACCGACATACAGGGGCATGTAGGGCAGGCTCATGACGCCTCACCGCACAGGTAAGCGGCAACGTCAGCCGCGCACGCGGTCGGGTCGCGCATGAGTTCCGCGCCCGTGAAGCGCATCACAGGCCAGCCCAAAATGAGGATGTCCCGTTCGCGCTGGCGCTCGGCAATGAATTGCTGGTTCGTCCGGTCGTGCCATTCGATGCCGTCGCACTCAATGACGACCTTGCGCCCGCCCGCCATAATGAGCGCAAAGTCTGCCCGAAAGCGGCCCCCCAGACCGTGCTGGGAGACAATGACAAGCTTGCCGGGGCCTTTGATCGTTGCCCTAGGCGTCAGCACCGTAGGGGCTCCGGTGGCGCACAGATCGGCATTGTCGATCAGCGCCTGCGCCATGTCCTTTTCGATGACAGAGTCACACGAAGCGCAAAGCGCCTGAAGCCTGCGCATCCGTTCGGTCTGCGCAGGTCCACCCATGAGGACGTCAGCAAGCCCAAACTTCAACGGATTGAATTTATCCACGCTCATGGCAGGAACTCCCGCAGCTCGCCGGTCACGGCGTCATAGACGGGGATTGCAGCGCGATAGGTGGGTTCCAGCGTCTCGCCAGTGAGCGGATCGCGCTCAAGCCAAAACGTCTCCCCTGGCTTCGCAGCGGGTGCCGTGGAACCGTCAAACTTCTGAGCGATTATGTTGAGGTCGTCGGTCACGTTGCGGAGTTCCATTCCGTAAAGGCGGCGATGTATTCGCGAGCCCGGCGCTTCAACGCCGGGTTCGTTCGTTAGGGGTCTTGCGAATGGGGATGGGGGTGGGTCATGCGGCCCTCTCGATGAAACCGAGAAGCTCAGCCGCTTTTAGCCTGCCCCGTGTTTTAGCCTCGACCTTGCGCGCGGCCTTGAGGGTCCACGGGCGAACGCCGTTTTCCAGCTCTGAAAGGTAGGATTTAGACAGCCCGAGCTTTGTCTCGGCCTGCTCCAGCGTCCAACCCATCGATTTGCGATAATCTCTAAGCATGCCGCATATGTTCGGGAAATCCGAACTCGCGTCAAGCCCCCTGAGGGTGCTAAGTTCGGAAATAGCGGAACGACGGGTTCGCAAATTGCGAATATGTGTGATTATGGCTATCCGCGAGCGTCAGCGTTGGTTCCTGAAAGAGTGGCGCACACATCGTGGGCTTACTCAGCAGCAACTTGCGGACCGCCTCGACACGACCAAGTCCGTGATATCGGCGCTGGAAAACGGCAAGCAGCGCTGGAACCAGGACATAGTCGAACTGGCCGCAGAGGCTCTGAATTGCGAGCCAGCAGACCTTATCGTCCGCGATCCGACCGCGCCGGACGCGATATGGTCGATTTGGGAACGGGTGCCGCCACAGAACCGCGACCTAGCTGCAAAGACGCTTGAGGCGTTCACCGCGCCGCGCGCCAGCAAGCCCTCGAAAAAAGCCGGATAATCAGACTTAACCCGCTGCAATTCCAAACCTTGCGAAAGCGGGGTTCGTTTTTTACGAACTTTTTTGCGCCGCCTACTTGCCAACGTGTTCGGATTTTGCGAACCTGCTCTCACACCACTTGGGAGCAACACATGATCACGGAAATCGAGACACAAGCCGAAGTTATCAGCCTCAGCGGAGCGGAAGCTGGCCGCGCGATCTGGCTGGCAATTGACTGCGCCATTGAGGCCGGTCTGTCGGCCAAGCACGCCCGCTACATGTTCGACGCGATGCTTGAAACCATCGTGGACGAGATGTCAGGCACAGAAGCCGCGCTGTTTTCGGCAAGCGCATACGAGACGCTGCCGATGTCCGCCACATCGACTGCGGATCGGGCGAAGATCGATAGCGACGCATGGCGCGCTTACGAAGTGTTCGTTGGCGATGCGCGCGAGGCCGCTGCTGAGGACCGCGCCGACTATTACAACGATCTGGCCCGCGACGAGCGCCTGCTGGGGGCTCTGTGATGACCATCTATCCCGAAACATCATGCAGCCAGTGCGGCGCAGAATTCGGTCCCGGCACGCACGGCTTCTCGCATTGCGCTGACCACACCCTTGCTTCAACTGAGACAGCATCTCTCAAACAGGCTCGTCTGCGGACGATCAAGCTTCACCGTGAAGCGTTCGATGCGGACCTCATCCTCGGCGCTTCGCGCATTGCACAGGCAATCGACAAGATCGACGCCGAACTAGCGCGTCGTGGCGAGTACCTCGCAGCGATCAAAGGTGCAGCATGAGCAACGTTCAAGTCATCGAAGAGCATATCACTCAGCTTCACAGCATGCTTGACGATGCTGCCAAACACGTAGGTCGGCAGCGCCTGCGCATCAAGAAGCTAGAAGCCCTGCTCGTCGCCTGCGCCGAATATCTGGAGCCCTACAGCGACGTTGTTGACGGCAGCTACGGAGAGCCCGTCCCGAACGCTGCGATGGCTTTGCTTTCAGAGATCAATGAGGAAATCACATGATCGCCCACGTTGAAATGCTGCTCGCCAACCGCCTGCCGCACGAAGAGAAAGCTGGCGTCCGCTACACAACGCTGGAAGGCGTCGTCGCTGAGTTCACCCGCAAGATGCAGGCGCTGGAAGACGCACAGGACAAGCTGTTCCGCTGCACCTGCGACCACGATGAGACTTTCGATCTGGACGAGTGGCTGTCTGCGCCGAGCCGGATCAACCCGCTTGCAGCCGCCGCTGCTGTGAACATGCGCAAGGAATGGAACTCATGACCGCCGTTACAAAGCACGAACTACGGGGCCAGGTTGAGCCCATCGTCTCAGAGAACGCCGCAGTCATGGCAATCATCGAGCGGGCCGCTCTGAACCCCGACGTTGACGCCGCGAAGATGGATCAGCTCTTTGCGTTGCAGGAGAAGGTTCTCGCGCGCAATGCACGCACCGCCTACTTCCGCGCGCTGGCGCAGATGGCTGCTGCGATGCCCGCCATCGAGGAAAAGGGCAGAGGCCACAACTCGGCCAAGTACGCCAAGTGGGAAGACATTCAGGCCAAGGTGACGCCGGTTCTCGGTGCCAATGGCTTTGCCCTGTCCTTCCGCACGAAGGTCGAGGAAAAGGCTATCCGCATCACCGCCATTCTGGCGCATCGCGAGGGCCACACGGAAGAGAACGAGCTGGTCCTGCCCGCTGACAACAGCGGCAGCAAGAATGCTGTCCAGGCGGTTGGGTCATCAATCACTTACGGTATGCGCTACACGGCCTGCGCCCTGTTGAACATCCAGACAGGCACGACTGACGATGACGGTCAGGCTGCTGGTGGTGAGCCAGAGGTGGAGTTCGTTACTGACGATCAACTAATCGAACTGCGGGAACTGATGAAGCAGACCGCGACCAACGAAAAGAAATTTGCCGCCTACCTCAAGGAAGACCGCCTCGACGCCATGACGGTCCAGAAGTTTGAGCAGGCCCGCGCCGCACTGAAGGCCAAAGCCGACGCAATGGTAGGTGCGAAATGATCGAACAAGGCACACCCGAATGGAAGGCCCAGCGTCTCGGCAAGGTCACGGCGTCCCGCGTCTCTGACGTGATTGCCAAAACGAAAACCGGCTACAGCACGTCGCGCACCAACTACGCTGCTCAACTAGTCTGTGAGCGCCTGACTGGCACAGCGGCAGAGAACTACACCAACGCAGCAATGGCTTGGGGCACGGAGAAAGAGCCAGAAGCCCGCGCGGCCTATGAGTTCATGCGCAACGTGGACGTGGTCGCGGCAGGCTTCGTAGATCACCCGAACATCAAGGAAAGCGGCGCCAGCCCTGACGGCTATGTGGGCGAGGACGGGCTTATCGAGATCAAATGCCCGATCTCAGCAACGCACATTGAGACGCTGCTGAGCGGCAAGATCCCCGACAAGTACGTGGTGCAGATGCTCTGGCAAATGGCCTGCACAGGTCGCCAGTGGTGCGACTATGTCAGCTTCGACCCGCGTCTGCCGGCGCACCTGCAACTGTTCGTGAAACGGCTGCACCGCAACGGCCCAAGGATCGAGGAACTGGAAAGCGAAGTGAAGGGCTTTCTGGTCGAGGTCGCGGACACTCTCGATAAGCTGGGCAAGCTGGAGAGGCTGGCAGCATGAGCCGCGACGGGGAGAACCGCCCTCACTCCGAAATCTACCGCGAAGCAGCGGAAGACTGGTGCGACAAGGACGCAGCGGCCCGGATGCTTGAGGAGTGCAAAACGGCGTTCCTCGAAAAGCGGAAGAACGATCTGGACCCGGATCTTCCGGATTCGCACCGCGAACGCATCGTCAAGGCGTCGGAGGAATGGCGCGACTATCTCAAGAAGATGGTCAACGCCAAGACGGCTGCGAACCGGGCGAAGATCAACCTGAATTACATTGAAATGCGGGGCTGGGAGCAGCGCTCTACCGAGGCCAACCGTCGTGCTGAGATGAGGCTGACGTGACGACTGACACGCTCCCGTATGACCCGACCGCACCGAAGCAGCTTCCGAAACCGGGACCGCGCAAGCCGCTCAGCAAGTTCGACTTCGCCACGAAGTTTCTAGAGCAGGCTGGCAAGTGCTACCTGTGCGGACAACGTCTCGTGCGCGGCCAAATCATCGACGAGCATGATCCGCCACGCGAGACGATGCCTGCCGACATCTGCGACGATCTGCGGTTTCGCAAGCTGGCGTGCAAGCCGTGCGCGAAGGTCAAGACGGTCGGGGACCAGGCGCTCATCGGACACATGCGCCGCGTCAGAGGCGAGAGCGGCCAAGTCAAGCGCCGGAAGGAACGCGGCGGATCAATGATTAAGAGCGCCAGCGAGATTCAATCGCGCGGATTCAACAAGTCCCTGCGCAAACGGATGAACCAAAAGGTCGAAGCACGATGACCCCCGTCGAAATCGACCGCCTCTATGAAAGCGTCATGCTCGCCGCGCCGATGGCGGGGCTGGGAATTGTTCTGCTGGTGCTGGTGTGGCGCTGGCCAACAGGGAGAGGACCATGAACTACCTAGAACGAGCCGACAACCTTCGCGCCTACGCCCAGCGCGCGTGGGCAGACCGCAATTCCGCGACGGCGATGATCTTGAATGAAGCCGCCGCGACCATTGAGACAATGGCAAAAAGACTGAGCGAGTTGGAGGCGGCGCTCGCAAAGAAGGTGGAGCCGTGAGCCCGCTACTTACCACGGAGCAGGTTGCAGAGCTTCTCAGCGTGGACGCTAAGACCGTCCGCACGCTTGCGGACAATGGCGACATGCGCGTGGTAAGGATCGGGAAACGTTGTCTCCGCTTTGATCCCCGCGACGTTCAGGCATTCATAGAAGGGGCAAAGGCATGTCCGTCTACCCCAAGGGCAGATACTGGCACTATGACTTCGTCTACCGGGGGAGGCGTTACTATGGCTCGACCGGCCAGGAGACGCGCCGCAGCGCTGAAGCCGTGGAGCGAGCGAAGCGACTTGAAGCCGCGACCGGCACGGGTCAGGACGCCGGAGATTTAACGCTCGACATAGCGGTGAGCCGCTATTTCGATGAGGTAAACCACACGCTGGCGGAGGCCGTGGACCTTCAACGCCGCATCAATGTCGTGCTGGATTGTGTGGGCAAAGGCAAGCTGCTGCGGGAAATTGACACCGCGACGATTGCCGACGCGATCCGCAGGCGCCGCAAGTATCCCGGTCGCACCCCTGCCCCAGCCACGATCAACCGCGACCTGATCGACCACACGCTAAGGCCGCTGCTCAACCGCGCGCGGAAGGTCTGGGGAGCCCGCAGCCTGCCCGCGATCGACTGGCGGGCCGTGCGGCTGAAGGAGCCCAAGGGCATCGTGCGGGAGTTCACTGACGCGGAAATCAACGCGTGGCGCGACGGGCTGGAGCCTGTGCCCCGCCTCGCGCTTGATCTGATGCTGACTTACGGGCTTCGGTTCGGGGAGCTGTTTTTCCTGCCGGCCGATGTGGACGGCGTCGGCGCCCGCCTCACCCTGCGCAACCGCAAGGCGGGCGATACGCTCACCATCCCGCTAGTGTCGGAACACGCCCGCACGCTGGCCGCGATGGCATCGACGCGCCAGGCTGACGCCTACGTGTTCCCGTACACCTATTGGGGGCTGATGAGCCGCCTGCGCACGGCAGCGGCCAAGGCAGAGCTAGGGGCGCGTGCAATCCACGGGGCACGCCACCATGCGGCGACCACGCTCCTGCGCACCACGGGCAATCTGAGGCTCACCCAGCGCATGCTGGGGCACGCCTCGATACAGTCCACCATGCGCTATGCCCACGCCACGGAAAGCGATCTGCGAGACGCCTTGAACACCATGCACCGGGCGCGGAAATGAACGCCTTGGCAACACGCTTCGGGACTATGTCGGGACTTTCCACGGTACTTGGGGGTTCCGTATTCCCTCTGTTCCCCGAACGCGCCTCATGCGTCACGCGAAGGACTGGCGGAAAAGCGTTGAATTTGCGACAGTTCTGGAAATGCGGGCGTGGCGGAACTGGTAGACGCACCAGACTTAAAAACCGTTGCCGCAGCGTCACTTTCGCCTTTGTTTGCAGGCGTTTTGAGCGTTTCGAGTTTTCGACTTCGGGACTATGTCGGGAGATGGGCGCATTGTGCGGGGGCCACAATCTTCACGGCTCGCTCTGGAAGCCAGCGGGAGCCAGCAAGCACGAGGCACGAGCCCTGACGGTATTCAGCCGCAAAGCCTGACCGCTCCCATCGCGCCTTGCAGTCGTGCTCCAGCCCAAGCAGCCAGATGCCAGCGCCAACAGCCCCGGCGATCAGGACAGCCGTAGCCATCAAGAGCGCCGGGGATAGCGGTATGCGGATGATCCTAGACGTTCCAGCGCTTGGCAAAGTAGGGCCATGCGACAACGCCGACAGCAAGCAGGATCAGCCAGTTACGGACCGGGGTCAGGAACGGGATCGGCTCGAAATCAGGCACAATGATCGCGGTAACCGCAAGCGCGATCAGGACGCTCCAGAGGATAGCCCGGAACCGACGCCAGAAGATTTTCATATCGATATCGGGAACAGAGATTTGAGTGGTGGCCACGGCTTTAGTCTCCTTGAGTAAATGCCGCTAGGCGGCGGGGGTAAACGGATCAGACGCGGCAAATGCCAGCGTCAAAGGTTGTCGGGCGCAGATGATCGCAAGCGCACCACAGCGCATGGTTGTGGTCGCCAATCTGCTCCGCTGTTTCCAGCGTCAGGATGTCATTGCGCGAGATCAGGATCGCCTTGCCGGTCGAGCACAGAGCCTCGCGCCATATCGCCTTGTCAGTCGCGGTAATGAGGGTCGCTGAGGGTTGCGCCGGTTTGGTTTGGCAGGACGCTAGCAGAGGGATGGCTGCGCACAGCGTCAGCTTCGCGGACAACTTCATCGGTATTCTCCGAAATGTTTGAGATGACTTCACGCTCGACCTCCGCGGCTTCCTTGTCGCGCCGATCGTTCACTTCCTTCCGCGCCCTTGCCTTCTCCTGCTGGACATAGGTGAAGCCCACGAGCACGCCGGCCACCACGAGCCAGACCCAGCCTGGAACCTTCTTGAGAAATTCCCAGATTGTTGCGAGGATCAATGCAGCGCCCTCTTTGCTTTCGCCCTGCCCCAGCTCTGGACAAGTTCGCCGGCAATCATGACGCCAAAGCCGCCGATGAATTCCATCACGAGCGGATCTGACACCGCGCCGAGGAATGCGTTGGAGCCCGTCTTGAGCATCCACAGACGCCCCGCCATGATGAGCACGAGGCCGTAGAAGCGCCTGCTCTGCCACATCGCTTTCGTGCCGTTGCTCCACTCCTCAGAGCGCTTTGCGCCATCCACCGCGCTCGTCTGCTGGCCGATTGGCACGGGCGGATCAGGCAGGCGCGGAAGCTTTGGAGCCTGAGAGGGAAGAACAACGGGAGCAGGCGCCGGTCCAACCGCAGAAGGCTGGGGAGCCACAGGTTTCGTTGGCTGGACCGGCACCGCTTCCGCTTGACCACTCACAGTGGCGGAAGGCTTTTCGATAACGGAGGCAGCGCCAGCGGCAGGCGTCCGGGCAGGGTCGGCCTGCCGCTGTGCCGCCTCGTCCGCTTGGGGCGGCGAAGGCGCGGGGGTGTCGAGCGAAAGCAGCGGATAGCGCTGGGCGATGACCAGCACGTCCTTGAAGGGCGTCTTGAACAGCACCTTGTCCGTGCCGATCAGATCAACGGGACGCTCAACCTTGATGCGGATAAAGTCGTCATCGCACGCGTCTTCGAACTGGTAGCCCATCCACAAGCAAGCTTCGGCGTACCTGCGTCTCAGCAATCCTCTGAGCGCACGCTTGTGCTGGCCCGACGTCGCGTAAATCCACATACCGAAAGAGTCGGCAGCGTCATCGTAGAGGCGGGCGTTGACGTACTTGAGAAGCGTCGATCCAGCTAGGCCTTTGATCCCGCAGTTGAACGCGAAACACGTCAACGCCGAGAACTGGTTCGAGTTCAGCTCGACCGTTACCAGTTCACGGACGGCAACCTCGTACTCGACAAGCTGCTCTGTCAGTAGCTCGCGCGCCTGGACTTCATCACGCAGGCGATCGGTCGGCGCGATGTCGCGGCCATCGAACCACTTCGTGCAGCCGTAACCGATGGTCAGTTTGTCGCCGGGGCAGACGTAGGGCTCAAGCGCTGCGCCGTTTTCCGAGAGCGCGACAGACGGATCGCCCTTCTCGAAATACGTGAGCAGATCGAGGCCGTGAACGTTCAGCCGGTGATGATCGTTCACGCTGAGCCCCACTCGATTTCGCCGACACGACCATACGCCTCGCCGCGGCTGTTGAGGCCGACCGTGAACGGCACACGCGCTGCGCGCGGTTCGCCTGGCTCAAGCGGCACGTTGATGCTGTGAAGCAGCTCACAGGAAGCGGCGCGGTCATGGTCGCCTGCCACGATGCGTACAGGCATGACGCTCTGGCCCGGCTCGCGGTTCGTGAGGAAGAACGCCGCTTCCTTCTCACTCGGATATGGCGTGCCACGGGGGATGATGACGGACGCCACGCCCTCGACCTTGTCGTATACCTCGATGGCGACGTTGTAGGCAAGGATGTCCTGTACCGTCAGATCGGACTTCCGGCCCTCAAGCACAGCGGCACGGATCGCAGCGCCAAGCGCCACGGCAATCTCGCAGTCGATGTCGGTTTTTGCCTCTTGCCCGAACACATCGCGCGCCATCGCTTGCACGGCCGGCATCCGGCTTCCACCCCCGACGAGGACCACGTCGTTCAGGTCACGCCTAGCTGAGAAATTGGCGTCCTTCCGCGTAGCCTCCGCGATGGCGACGAGGCAGGCAGCGCGCATCCGCTTGAGCAGGTCTTGCGAGAGATGTTCAAGCAGCGGACGATCTACAATGTAGTCCATGTGGAGGTCCGTCCCGCCCGGCGAGCGGTCGAAATCCTTGATGCGGAACTCCGATTTGACTTTGCGAGAGAGGCGCTTCTTCACGTCCTCTGCTTCCTGAAGAACAAGGCTCATTGCGGTGTCATCGACGGCAAGGTCGCTGCCCTCGTGATCCGTCGCCCACTTGTTGACGATGTATCGGCCTAGAATGGCATCCACATCAGACCCGCCCGTGATGGACGAGCCGCCTGTACCGAGCACAGTGACGAGGCCAGAGCCTGTCTGGATGATCGACACATCCGTCGTGCCGCCACCCACATCGAGGACGGCAATCCGACGGACCTTTTTGAAATCGTAGCCATAGGCCAAAGCCGCCGCAGTCGGCTCGTCCATCAGTTCGACATAGGCAAGACCAGCCGTGCGGCCTGCTTCCTCGACGGCTTTGCGCTGTGACGGGGAGAACGTCGCCGGCACGCAGATCACCGCGCCATCCGGCTTTTCGCCCTTGAACTTCGCCGTTGCTGCATCAAGCAGTTTAGCAATGAGCATCGAGCAAATTTCGACGGGGCTATAGGTGTGGCCGTCTGGCCCCTGATAGTGCAGGCTGCCATCAGGACCGGCGACCGTCTGGTAGCCCTGATCCTCGTCCGGGTGGAACATCTCGCCCAGCTTGCGCTTCGCCAGCCTGAAGCAGAAATCGGGGAAACGCTTGCCCGCCTCAATGCCGTCAAGGCCCACGAATATCTGGCTCTCGCCCGCTGCCACTGCATCGGCAGGGACGATGGTGACAACGCTGGGCATGAGCGGCGAGCCATCGACGGAGATGACTTCCGACACGCGCCCGTTGTACCAGGCGATGCTGCTGTTGCTTGATCCGAGATCGATTCCGGCCACGCGAGAAAGTTTCATTCTGCGGCAACTTTCGCGGCAAGAGTTGCATCAAGGGTTGCATCGAGGGTTGAGACAGGACCAATCACGAGCAGGCGCTCGGCTTTGTCCGCACGACGCTGATGCTGGGCTGCAAGACCGCCCTGACGCGCCGCGCGCTGCTGGTCCGTCATCTCAACCGGCTCGACCAGCACCAGCGGTTCTGGCTCTTGCAAGGCCACTGGTGCGGGTTCTGGCTCTGGGGCGGGGATGGGAGCCGGGGAAGGCTCAACCGCTACAGGCGCAGCAGCTACAGGCTCAGGCGGGGCTGAGTAAGCAGCAACCGTCGCGTTCGTCTCAGCGATGATCCGCGCCCGCTCCTGCTGGTGACGCAACGCTGCGAGTTCATCGGTCCAGTCCCGATCACGTTGCGCCTCGGTCGAGCTGATGTCTGTGATGTAGGCCCAGAGCGAAAGCGACCGCGCGCCCTCGAGCACGCACAGCATAAGGATCAGCCAGATGCCTGCCCAGAACGCCGCGTTAGCCGCATCGGCCTGCTGGATCTGAAGCAAGCGCCGGTCAGATGTAGCCTGCTGAACCGGGCTCGCCTGCCCCTGCATCAGCCCGTCTTCACGCGCTCTGAGGGTCGCCAGTTCGCCTTGGATAGCCTCGCCGCGCGCACGCATGGCGCTCTCGGTCTTGTCTTGCCTGATGCCGTCCACGCTGCCGAAATAGAGCCCTTGGGCAAGCAGGAGGCTTTGAGCCTTGCTGATACCCTCTGGCGACATCGATGCCATTACGGTCTGTTCGGTGCGAAGCTCTGCGATCTGCGTCCTGACGCGCTCCAGTTCTGCGCCGGTCCCGCTGATCGCCGCCTGCTGCGCTACACCCAACGTTGCTGCCTCCTCGCCGGCTAGTGCTGCCTTGGCTTCAAGCGAGGACGAGCTCTCGGCAAAGCGTTCCGGCCAGACCACCTTTGCGCCGTTTTCGGCGTTGTGGACGCCCACGGCTGCGAGGCCCAAGAAGATGAAAGCGCCCGCCACTTTGCGCGCCATCGTCGATGCGGTCAGCATCCGGATAAATGCCACCGTCGCGAGCAGTTCAGCGCCGAGGACCGCGAAAACCAGCGCGATGATGGGCAGCGCGGAAAGCAATGACCAGTTGGCAGTCGCCACAACGCCGGTGACGCTCAGAGATGCGAGGCCAAGCGTGATGATGACGACAGCGAACAGCGCAAACTTGCGCGTGGCGTCGGCTTCGTTCTTGAACTCCAAGAACGAGTTGAGAAACTTGTTCATGCCCTGCCCCTGTGTTGCGCTAAGCGCGTTCAGTGATCCAGAAGATCAGCAGCGCACTCAGGATGGTCAGCGCAAAGCCGACAACGTAGCGGATGAACTCCTGCCGTGTGCGCTTGCCTTCCTCCGCCGCGCGCTCGTGCTGATGCAGAAGCATCATCTCGACACGGGCAATGATGGCCGCTGACTGCTGATCGTTCGCAGTCTTCACCAGGTCAGAAACGCCGTTCATTGCGTCACGCAATGCCTTCTCCCATTCTCGCTTCAGTTCTTTCAGGTCTTCGCCCGAAACCGATCGCGCAAGCTCTTTCAGGAACGTGTCGAACGCCGCCTCAAAGCGCGTCCTCAGAACCGCCAGATCGCGCTCCGCGTTGCCGATGCGATCAAGGCGCGCAAACGCATCGCGCTGCCGCTCGATCTCTGCGATCTCGCGATGAGATATCTCGGTCATTGCCCGCCCCGTAGCTCAGTCCCTCAGTCGCCACGACGCGTCAGCAGCCCCAGCAGACGGTCGATCGATGCCTCACGCGGATTGGCCTGGTCTGTCAGCATGTGCTCGCGACGAAGTCGTGCCTTCTCGACGTTCAGTTGCTCGCTGAGATGACGCTGGCGTGTCGATGACAGAACCTGGATGACCGCTGTGGCCTCCGCCTCGTCCTGCTCGAAAGCGTCAAGCAGATCGTCGCCAGTTATGTCGTCATAGCCATCGCCGATTTGCCCGTAGTCCGCCATCAGCGCATCAGGCGCGGGGAGGAGCGGAGCGGGTTCAGGCTCTGGAACATCGCCCCAGAGCGCGTGCTCGACCATGTCCGTGAGCTGCGCATTGGTCAGCCCGCGGCGTCGGCTCAGGAGCCATTCGCGAGGCGACAAGTTGAGCTGTGTTTTCATGATGTTCTGAAACTCCCGGCTTGCGCGAGGGCTGTTGGGTCGCGTTAACGAATGTGTTAAGGTCTGCGCCTGATTTGGAGACGCGGGATGCTGAGAATACTCAGAAGCGAGCTGTTTATCTCACTCATGCAGGCTGTGCTTCTGGCGGGCCTTTTCGAGACGTTCTTCGGCAATAACTACGTGAACCCAACCGTGGTGTCGGTTGCGCTTGTAATCAGCTCGGTCGGCCTGATGTCAGGGCTTCTTCTTGCCGCCGCCTATAAGCGGGAGCGGAAGCTGCGCTGAAGGTGGCGCTGGCGGTGCGGCAGGCGGTGCGGGCGGCGGTGCGGGCGGCGGACCACGCGGAGTGCGAGGCTGTGGCGGGGGCCTCCTGCCAGCGATGAACTGCTTAAGCTTTGCCTGCTCTGAAGCCGCAGCCGGAATGTTTGGCATTGGCTTGGCGTATGCGCCGCCGAACTTTCCGAGCACACGTCCAGCCGCAACGCCCATGCCGATGCGCTGCAACAGCGTATAAGCGGCAACTTCGTTCTTGGCATCTTCCAGCGCTTTGGCTGTTTCATCGCTTGGGGTGTCGTTCCATGCAGCTTCAGCTTTGGTCAGGTTCTCGTTGGCCTTCTCGATGAATGGCTGAGCGATGGCGACATCCAGGCCACCGCCTAGAATGATAGCCACGTCCTTGCCCTTCACGTACTTGGTGACGGTCTGCCAGACACCGCTATCAGCAAACAGTTCTTCAGGCAGTTTCGCCTTGCCGTTCGGCTTGTAGTTACCAACGCTGTCCTGTTTGAACGGAAGCTCTTCCTTGCTTGCCCCGCCCTTTTGCCAGAGCTTGTTGAGGTTCGAGAACCTGTTCTCATCTCTCTTGTTGAGAGCGCCAGTAACCGGACCTTTAGTAATCAGCCTGTTGAGCTTTTTGGATTCCGCCTCTGCGGTCTTGACCGAGGCTTTTGCCGCCCCTCCGCGCATGTATTTCATGCCAAACAGAGCGCCGATGCCAAGCACCGCAGGGCCATACTCACGCAGGGCCATCATCAACGGATCGGGCCGGTTGCTCTGCAAAGCGTCACGCCGCACGAGATCCTTGCGCTCGGATTCTGCCTTTTTCAGATCGGCCTCTTTCTTGCCCTTCCAGCGCTCTATGCCTTCGGTCGTCTTGCCCATGATGCTGCCGTCGATCTTGCCAGCATAGTAGCCCTGAGCCTTGAGAAAGCGCTGCTTCTCAAACGGGTCGGTAATCTTATCCAGATCAGCCATTGCTTTCTTGAGATCAGCAATGGTCTGCTCTGTCTCGGTGATCTTGCCTGTGAGGTCTTCCTGCCCAACAGCCTCACCAGCTACGCCGCCAGCGATACCGCCAGCCGCCCCGCCTGCGGCCACTCGGGAGAGCATCCTCGGAGGCCCCTTCGGCATGGAGCCCTGAGCGAACTTGGCCGCGCCGCCAGCTATGCCTCCTCCAACGCCTGCCCCGAAGAGCGCGTTTATCAACTGCTGGTTCTCATCATCAGCGGGAGCCATCGCCCCGAGGACGCCGCCCGCAACTATGCCTGTGCCAGTCGCAGACGCGGGCGAAGTCGAGCCGGGCGGATTGCCTCCGGGGCCTCGCGTGCGCCTTGTAGGCGGTCCAGCAGCCGCAGCAGGCTGAGCCGGAGGGATCTTTCCCTTCTCGACCAGTCGCGCTTCAACGCGGCGGATGACCTCGTTGAGATTGGCTTCGGTCATCGGCTTCCCGATGAGCGGGATCAGTGCGCGGTTCACTTCCTCATCGTAAACGCCAGGATAGCGGAGACGCTGGTAGATGTCCTTGGCCGTGCGCGCGATCGGCTTGACCGCAACGTCGTTGACAAGACCCGGAAGCGAAAACTGGTTGCCCGATGTTTCGATACGGTCCAGCGTGCGCGTGACAGCGTCCTCGCCTTCCATGCCAGCGTCACGGATAGCCGCCTGACGCATCGCCGTGTCGGAGCCACCAGCAACGCGACGGCCCCACTCACGGTTTGCGCCAAGCCTGCGGATAGTCTCCTCAAACATGTCAGCAGCTTTCTGACTGCCAAGCGCCGTCGCCACGTTCTTGAGCGCCTTGTCCTTTAGAAGTTTGGTCAGCGCGCTCTGGTTGTTAGCCTCGATCAGATCCTCGATGTTGCGGGCAACGCCCATAGCAAGGGCTTCGACCTCGCCAGCGGTCCAAGGCGATCCTGACCGGCCCTTCGCAATGTCGCGCTCAAGCTGCCACGTTTTCTTGTTCAGCGCGTCAGTGCCAACCTCGAAAGCATCTTCTAGGCGTTTGACATCCTCGAACACGCCAAGCGCATTGCCGTAATTGCCGCCCGTGGCCTGGCTGACGCTGTCGGCAAAGTTGCGCTTCGTTCCGCCGACAATGCGGGCCGTGTCCGAACCAAATCCAGCATTTGCGATGACATCGTCAAAGGCGCGCTTCGTGTAGTCAAGCGCCATCGTCGTCGGAATAGCCGTCCCGCGAACCGGATCGGCCATGTAGTCGTCGATCGATTTGACCGCTGCCTGAGCGCGCTGCGATTCCATCATCGCACGCTCAGATGCCCCGCGCGCTGCACGCGCCTGAAGGTCAGCCGCTACTGACGCGAGGTTGTTGCGGGCAGACTGAAGGGCCTTCTGCCCACTCGGCGTATTCAGGACCGGCACGAGTTCGTTCGCAAAGACCTTCGGATCGACAGGGGTGGCGTATGCTGCGTCATAAGCCGGGGCTGCTTCAGTGCGAAGACGGGTTTCCAGTTCGTTCAGCGTGGCGACGGCATTGTCTGCCTTTTGGCCCGTCGCGCGCGTTGCGCCACGGCTCAGCCGAGACGAGAGCTTGTCAGTGTTCTGGTTGACAATGCCAACAAGCGCTTCCTGCAATGGCCCCGGAGCGGCCCCGCCCGCCATCTGGAGGCCACGCAGGTTCGCGCCTGACGACTTGTCCGTCATTGCAGCGATTTCGCCGGATGTCTCATAGACGCCACTGTCGCCACGGCGGGCAAGCCTCGCTTGGATCTTGCTGAGGTCTTCCACCGTCACGCCGTCCGCTTCCATCTTCTTGATGAAGATGTCATCGGCGCGCTGTTCGGCGCGGGAGCGGGAAGGAACGGGAGGCCCTGGCGCTGCTGGAGCGGCAGGAGGAGGACCGCCAGCGCCGGCCGCAGCCATAGGTGGCACAGCCCGCGGTGCAGACGTCGGCACGCGCCCACTGGCGGGAAGCGGCTGAATGCGGGCGATCTGCTCAGCCAGCGCGCGTTGAGGCGCGCGGACGGCAGTACGCATTGCATTGGCTGTAATTGACATGGCGGGAAGCACGCCCGTACCGCCAATGAGGTCAGGCACCGCCTGCGCCATCAGATTGCCTGAGCGTCCGAAATTTCCACCCATAGCCGCGTCAAAAGCATCGCCGGTCGTGTTTACGCCACGAGCAAGCTGGCTGGTCGGTTCCAGCGCCGTCACGATCTGCGTTGATGCATCCTGCGGGTCGCGAGCCATTGTCGCGCCAAGTTCTGAAACTCCGCCCATTATCGCCCCAGCAGCAGGGCCAGCCATGCCGCCGAAGCGTCCCGATGGGCCTTCGATGAAGCCGCCAACGCTTCGACCCAACTGCTCGGCGGCAGGCGTGACGTTCTGGGTGATGAACTGCGAGGCTTTGCGGCGAGGATCGACAGCATCAAGACCAGCATTAACTGCACCGAATGCAGCATTCTCGGTCGCTGCAAAGCCTCCCCGGATGGCGTCGCTCGTCTGGTTCATCCAGTCGGGGCGCGAATTGCGGAAGCCGTCGTATTCGGCTTGCGCCTGATCGCCTGTCGCCTTGGCAGCTTCTCGCGCCCTGAACTGAGCATTTGCGTCTGCAACCTGCTTTGCAGGATCGGGGCGCCAGTAAGTCTCACCCGTTGGCGCGTGAGTGTACGGAACAAGGCCGCGCGCCCGCTGCTGAGCGTCCACATTGGCCGCTGCCGCTTGCGGATTGGCAGGAGCCAGTGGATCGCCCTGTCCTGGTGGTCTGCGCGGTGCATAGCGTTCGTTCCCCGGCCCGAGCGGGGACATGGGAAGGTTGCGCCTCGGCTGGTTCGCCGCAACCTGCGCACGCGCTGCTGGCTTGACCATGTGCAGCGGGTCCATTGCGGGCCGCGCGGGAGCCCGCACGGTTGGCTTGACCGATGATCCCGCATCAAGCTGACGGATTGCGCCCGCCAGACGCCGCGCATCATCCGCGTTCCCTGCCGCGTCAGCTTTGCGGAGGGCTGCTGCTAATTCTTCTCTGGTCATTGGAGATACTTTTCCAGAAGGTCAGAGACATCGTCTTGCGGCGGGGCGATGGCGGAAACAGCCGACTGAACACGCTTGCCTAGGAATGAATTGGCCGGGGGAGCCTTGCCCATCTTGACGTTTAGCCAATCATCAAAGGTCGGAACTGTCTTCACCTTGCCTGACTGCGAGTCGAACAAATTGTTCTCCTGCTTGTAGAGGTTCCACATCGCGTCGGCTTTCTGCTTCGACTGCGGGTCGCGCGGGTCAATAGTCCGCGTCAGGAAATTGACGTACTGCTGGCCACGCTGCTGCAACGCTACGGCCTGCTCTGTCGCCAGCTTGTTGGACTGCGGCGTGTTGTTCACGCTCACAACCGAATTCTTGAACATCGTGACGTCAGCGTCCGAGTTACCACCCGAACCCGGCCTGCGAATGAGCGGGGCAATCGTGTCGGTCAGCTTTTTGGCTTCCGAAGTTCTGGTGCTGCCCGCCTGCATCAAGTCATTGAAGATGCCTGCGCCTTGCAGCCAATCGTCTCCTTTGACGACATCCATGAATTGCGTGGAAGCGCCGGCGATCGTGTCCAGATCGCCCTGACGCGCTTTGTCTTCTTCAAGGTCGGCCATGCTCTTGTTGTAGATCGTCGCGAGCTGCGAGCCTTCGAATACAGCCCCACCGTCTGCTTCTTGTGCGGCTTTGCGCGTCGCCTCGCCCTGATCAAACGTCAGACGGTCGCGATCAACACCGAGACGGTCGCGACCAAGCGAGTTGGTCATGTTGTTGTTGCGGATGGTTTCAGCAGTTACGGCAGCGTCATTGTCCTCGGCGTAATTCTGGCCGCGCTGGTCCTGCCACTCAATACCTTCCGGCGTCTGCGTGTAGCCATATCCGCCATCAACGCCGAATTTGGGAGCCGTGTAGACATCGCCAAAGCCACTGACCCGCGAATCGCCCGCGTTTACATTTGCCGCAGCGAAGTTGGTGGCGAGATTTTCGCCAAGTTTGGAATCGCCCATCATGTAGGCAAGCCGCATCCGGTCCTGCGGGTCTTTGGACCCCATGAGACGGGTGATTTCCGCCTCCTGCTGAACCTTCCGCCGTTCCGCCGCGTCTGCCTCTTGTCGCGCTAGTTGCTCGGCCTTCGCGTTTTGCACAGCCTGACGGTCGGAGAACATCCACTCTCCGAGTTCCTGACCCGTCTCGTCCGGCTTGTAGCCAAAGAAACGGAAGACACCGCCGTCATTGACAGGCCCAGCCACAGGCGCAGGAAGCGCCATGCCCTGTTTTGAGAGCTTGGTGGCTTCTCGTGAGACTGTCGGCATACGGTCCATGCCGCGTCTACCGACGTCTTGAGCTAATGGCGACATGCCGCCGATCATCCCGCGCCGTGTCTGGGCTGGCGGTACAGCGGTGTCCACGGGCGCCACAACAGGCGCCTGCTGGGCGAGTAGCGCCTGCTGGACAGCGCGCTGCTTCAGTTTCCGGGCTTCCGATCCAATCAGTCCGAAGGGCATGGCGATTAGTCCTTGCGCGGCTTATGAGCCGCTACGAAAAGGGATATGCTGCGATGAATCAGTTGGGAGGCTACAGCGCGGTCTGCTTATGTGACGGTGGCGGGTGTAGACGGACCCATGCCAAACATTTTGCCGAAATCAAGGCCCCACTCCATGCCGCTCGTCTTGCTCGTCGAGCTGCCCGTCCCGCTCTGCGTGCCGCTCATCGTCCCATCGGTCGTCTGCCTTGAGTCCGTGAGCATCGGAGCCGCGCCGAGAAGGCCGAACTGAGCCTGAAGCTGCATCTGGACACGCTGGAGCTGGTCCGCCGCCTGTCTGTCGTATTGCGCCATCTCGCGGAGGATCTGGAGGTCTGCGATCTGGCGCTCGTCCATGCCCATCTGACGGAGTGAATCCGCAACCTGCATGTCCTGGCCGAACTGCTGGCCTTGCACATTGGCAAGCAAGCCACCGCCCTGCATCTGGCGTGAGAGCGCCTGCTCGCGCGCCTGCGCGTTCGTGAGGTTCGCCTGCTGCTGATAGCCAGCGTTCGCCAGGAGGCCCTGATTGTTGACGTCTGCGCCGAAGCGTGACGCATCGTTGGCAGCGCCAGCATTGAACAAGCCAGTCTGCTGCTGCATCTGCGCACGCTCGCTCTCGCGCTGGTTCTGCGAAGCGGCGTTGAATTGCTCGTTCTGTGTCCGCGAAGCTGCGAGTTCGCGCGAACGCTGGTTCTGCGCGTCCATGTTCGCCATGTCGGCGGTCTGGCCAAATTGAGCCTGCTGAAGCGCAAACTGGTTCTGCGCCCCGGCGTTGTCCCGGCTCGCGTTGAAGTCGTAGCCTGCCCGTTCCGATGCACGCTGATTTGCAGCACCAGCATTGAATGTGTTGGCGTTGAAATCATATCCGGCCCGCTCGGAATCCCTCTGGTTCTGAGCCGCCATGTTTTGTGAAGCAGCGTTGAAGTCGAAGCCTGCGCGTTCGCTATCGCGAGCGTTTGCAGCGCCAGTGTTGGTTCGGTCAGCCTCAAATCCGAGGAGGCCCTGCTGCATGAGGAACTGGTTTTGAGCCGCCGTGTTCGACGCACGCGCTGCATTCTGGGCAGCCGCGTTGGCCATGTTAGCCTGCTGATCCATCCCAGCCTGCGCAATACGTCCCTGATTGACCGTGCCAACGTCAGAGCCAAGAAGACCAGTTGCGCGGTCATACGCATTCGAGCGCAATCCAGCCTCGACCCCTGCACGGTTGCGCGCGACATCTGCGCCGAACACACCCTGCTCAACGCCAAAACGCGAGCCGCCGAACTTGCCGGCCGCTGCGCCCTGCGCCTGCATTCGAGCGCGTTGGCGAGCAGCGTCCTCATCGTAGCTCGCGAGCGTCGTATCCACGACACGCGACAATTCCGGGTTCTGGTACTTGTCGATCTCGCCAAGCCGGTTGCCGATCTGATCCATCGCACCGATCTGTGCCGAACCAGCCATAGCAGCCTCAAACGTGTTGGCCTTGCCAAGATTCGGAGCTGTGACCTGACGAACCTGGCCGAGGTTTGGAGCGTTCACTGACTGAGCGGCGCCGAGGTTTGGAGCGTTCACCGACGACAGGGCGCCCATGTTGGGAGCGTTCACCTGCGAGGCCTGACCCAACTGTTGCGCCCTGACCGTCGCCAGGGGATCGTAGGTCGGCGCGTTGGCCGTGATGGCGTTGTTGACGGATGTCCCGCCATACTGCTGGGGATTATAGCCCATCAGCCCATCAACTCTCGCCGCCTCCGTGAGATTTGGCCCCGCGTTCGATGCGCGGGAGATCATGTCAGTAGATTGGCCCAGAAGGCCGCTCTGGCCCTGCCTGGCGCTGATCAATGCACGCGCCTGCCTCTCCGCGTCCGTGAGCCCTGCTGTCAGTGGGCCGCTGTAAGCCTTGTACGGGCTGTTCTGGTTGTAGTTGTCGAGCGTGCCGAGGATGCCGGTGCGGCCAGTATTGTATTGCTCAAGCGACCACGGGTTAAGGCTCTGCGACGAAGTCTGAACGCCAGACGTGGTCTGGTTTTCCTGCTTCTTGAAGGTTTCGGAGGCTTTGGTCTTCGACTTTGAACCCGACAAACTCATTGGCCCAATTCCTTCATTGCGTAGCTTTGCCAACCGGTTGCGCGCAGCGCCCTTGCCCAACCATCACGTCCGCCGGCCATGATAGCGTCACAGCCAAGCCTGACTGACAGCGCTTCAGCCGCCTTCGCCATCTCACGAAGCTCGCCCAGATCGCCGCCGGCCGCCCACACATGCATCGCCTTCATCGGGCGCACGTAAGTCACCGCAGCAGAGTTGAGCCCCGGCCAGAGAATAGCCTGACCGCTTGCAACTTCGCGCGCGATGTCGTCCATCGTGAAGCCCTCGTCCGCGCGAGCCAGCGCGGCTTCAAGAAATGGTGCGCAGCGATCCAGCATTTTCACGCGGCTTTCCTAGCGCCAGTGAGCCATGCCCACGTTTCGCCGTTGCGGATATTGAGAACCGCATTCTTGTGGACACCATACTGCGGCGCGATTACCCGAGCGGCGCGAGTATCTGCATAAATCTCTAGAACTTGCGCTTCGGTCAGCTTGGCGTTCGTGTGGCCCTCGCCATACGGGACGTCCTTGATACGCTTGCCTCTCGGCAAATCCTTGGTAAGCCAGCCCCACTGTCGCCCGGAGCGTATGTTGGCGATCGTCCGCGTGGGGCAGCCGTAATGCGCGGCGATCTCCCTGAACGGTCGAGTGTCGCCAATAATATTAAGCACTTCCGCACGAGTGAAACGAGCCACAGCAATGCGCTCACCGCGCGGCATGGTCCCGTGTGTGTACTTGTCATCTGAGTTCTGCTTGGGCGTTTTCCACTCTATGTGATTTGGATTCACACATGAGCGGTTGCCACAGTTGTGCGCGGCTTGAGCTTCAGGGAATGGCTTGCTGCCATGTTTTAAACGGCAGATCACACGAGAAGCTACGTCCGCTTTAGCCCCATAATAACAAACTGCGTAACCTTTTTTGTTGAACTTGTAAGGCCACACGATGCAATCAGTTGCCCGAGAGGACACGAGACCGTCAAGAAAATCACCCTGCCGTTCAGTGCAGCCCGTCTTCGCGCAACCAGGTTTTTTCATCTCTCACCCCTGACTGTGCCCTCAACGTTAAAGGGCGAAATTCTCCAAAAGGTGGGGGCAGTATTGCTCTCAATTCTCAAAGAAATGAACCGCCCAGAGGCCATAAAATCTATTTTGTCAGAGCTAACCGCAAGCGAATACGGGCCGAACGTCTGATAGTCCGACTGCGGGAACAATTTCGTTTTCACACTAAGCGATAGACTTCCGACCTGATCGTCCACGTCAGGCCACATCCCGCGCATCAGCATGACGGATGCACCCTCGGACATCTGGATATCGCCCGTCTCGGCAAAGGCGTTCATTACCCCGCCATTCGCAGACGTACCCTTCTCGTGCCAGTAAATGTAGCCACTCGGATCACACGCAGCAGCATATTCCATCGGGTTTGAATCGATGTACGCCGTGCGCGCCAGTTGATGCTTCATCCACCCATTGCCGACCGTGGACACACACACAGCACGCGAGCACTCAAGCCCGTCGCCGTCTCTCACATCGGGATAGAACCACCAGACCTCGTTGAACCGGCTCAGCGTGGCAGCGTAAATCTTCTCTTGCTGCACCGGGGCGAGATTGTCGAACAGTTCGCGCCGAAGCGGGCTCTGCAATCCCTGCGGCTCAGCGCCAATGCCAGCAGTCAAAAACTCAACGCCGGGCGTCACCCAGTACGCGGTCGATCCCGATACGGTCGCAGCATTCGGCCCGATCAGGCCGCAGCCCGTACCCTGGCGCTGGAACAGGAAGGTCTGAGACGGATCGCCTAGAAACGTCTGGAAGAACAGTTCTGCCTCAGTCCAGACGAAGAAGCCCTGCGCCGTTTTGCGCGCCGAGACAATGCGACCCGCGCTCTCAAGGATGTATTCGCCAGCGTTGTTCGTGGCCGTCGTCGTCCATGTCGTCGTTGTCTCGAAATCGCTCCAGCGGATGCAGCGCGGATTGTATGCCCCGGAAATCTCTTCCAGCGTGCCGTAGCAGATGATCTGGCGCTCCTTGGTCACCGCCACCCACGTATTTCGCGTCGGCGCTCCAGACACCCTCACAGCGGGCGCAGCGGTGTTATTCTCCCAGATGTAAACAGCCTGTCCGCGCGGACATGCGATCAGCGCCTCCCCGAAGCTGTCGAAGCTCCACGTCAGCGGGAATGCATCAACCTCTGTTGGCGAGCCATAATCGCCCGTGCCATACGCACCAGTTCCGTATCCTGCGCCGCCATATCCGTCCACATTGCCCGCGGTGAATGTCGATTCCAGCAGGAAGGCCGTGCCGTCCTCAAGCAGCAAATCGTCGCCATCTTCCTCAAGGAGCGCCTCGTCAGCCGGCGTGATGTTGTAGATTGTCCCGTCGTTCCAGACATAAAGCCCGGTGTGCGTCCCGATTGCGATGTTGAGCAAGCCCGCATTGTCACGCCATGCGAACATGCCCCGGCAGATGCCGCTGAACGTGTCGGTGGTGTTGGTCTCCCAACCGTTGATGGTCTGCGCTAGGCCACGCCAGAAGCGCACTAGCGAAGCATCAGCCCAATTGCCCGTATTGATCGCCGTGACGGTATCGTCATCAACGATGCCAGGGCCTATCGTCAGGGGAAAACGCCTGTTCACGGTGCCGTGTCGGACTTGATGCGATCAACGTCCGACTGGCTCGCGTAAACGCCAAGCGTCAAACCAGCCTGATAAATGGCATCGTCCGCAAGCGTGACCTCGCCAGTGACCTGCGCGACCATGAACCACTCGCCAACCGTCTCAAGCGCTGCAAGCGTCTCCGCTGTCTCGCCATCAAGGTCAGGCGATCCCATCGCGAGCTGACGCGACATTTCCTGCGCGCGGCTCCACGCAACGCGCTGCGGGCTGGTGTGAAGAGCAGACAGCCAGCGGCTCAACGTGACCTTTTCAGGTGGAGGCGGTGGCGGTGGCGGAACAAACCCTTCGCCATCAACAATCCATCCGGGGCCAATGTTGTCGGGCGCTTCAACAACCTCGGTGCCCGCATTCGGCGTCCACGGCGTAACACCGTCCCAGAGGCAGATGTTATCAACTTTGCCGTTTGCAATAATGGCGTATCTTTTGATCATCATCCAAACTCCGCGACATAAATTTCACCGCGTCCACCTGCACCACCAGCTCCTGAAGTTGCTGTGCCGCTGTTGTGGGTGCCGCCGCCGCCGCCGCCGCCGCCGCCTCCTGCCGCACCGCCAGCGCCGCCTGTACCAGAAGTCGTATTAGCTGCGCTAGAAATTGCTCCACCACCGCCACCGCCACCGCCTATCCCGCTGGCAGCAGAACCAGCGACACCGGCTGCACCCGGATTACCCGGGTTTGCTCCGGCTGCACCAGCAGCAGCGGCACTTGCTATGCCATTGTATCCCCTGCCGCCATTGCGAGCCGCGAAGTTTGTTCCACCACCACCACCTGCTCCAGCAGCAATAAAATAAATGCTGCCGTCGCCACCTGCGCTCGAAGTTACTTCAGCTCCTCCATCACCTCCGCTGCCCGTCTGGGACGTTGCGCCTGTGAATTGCATTATAGCGTTTAAAGCAGCGGCTCCTCCGGGAGCAGCGTTACCATTAATAGTTCCAGCGCCACCGCTATTACCGCCAACCGCTCTAAGAATATCGAAAATAGCTGTTCCACCTGCGGTTCCATTATTGCCAGCCGTATTGGAAGACGCGCTGACAGCGGCTCCTCCCGCTCCACCAGCAGGAATCGTCACAGAGGGGGACGCAGCAAATGCTGATCTAGGTCCGTAATAATTTAGAATTGACCCCCCCGCACCGCCGCCGCCGCCGCCCGATGCGGTACCAGTCGCCCGTACTCCACCACTGCCACCGCCACCACCAGCGCCTACCAGAACAACCATCACCATTTTGGTTTTTGCGTTCCACGTGTGCGTGCCATTGGCCGTGTATGTCGTTTCAGCAAGCACTTTCATGCCGCCGCCAGAAATGAGATCGGTATAGTTCGTCACAGGACCATGAACTCCCAATCAGTTGTCGCCGTTCGATAGCGAAGACGGCAGGCTGCGTAATTTGTATTGATGACGAGATCCGATGCATCGCTCGCAATCTCTTTGCCGTTGCGCGCTATCGTTATGTTGTTCGTCCCGGCGTTGCCGTCCTTGTCGATGAAGATGATCTCATCGCCATCCGAAGGCGCGGCAGGCAGGGTCAGCGTCCGCGCAGCCGTGCCAGTGTCCACATAGTACCGCGTCCGCACCACGCACGGATTGACGTTGCCGCTCGTGGTCGCCTCTGCCCATGTGAGAGTGTTGCGGCCATAGGCGGCTGTGGTGAGGGCCGCAATCGCAGTCAGATCAGCGTCGAGGGGCTGATAGGTCGAGAGATCAACCGCAGCCCACTCAATCGCCGTCTCGCCCGCGTTGACCCGCAGATACTTTAGCGAATTGCTCGGAAGCGCCGGATAACCAAGCGTTGCCGACAGCGCCGCATCATCAACATACTTCTTCGTTGAAGCGTGCAGATCGACTGTCGGCGCGGCGTTGAGCGTCAGCGCCCCCGTCAGCGTACCTCCCGCGAGAGGAAGGAAGGTTGCGTTTACATATGCCAGAGACGCGCCGTCGTCCGAGACGTAACAGTCCGTGCCGTCTGTTATGACAGCCCTAAGCTGCCCAGCCGGGACGCTTGCAGTCGTGCCGCCGGCTGAGAAGATAACCGCCGCAGAACAGGCATTCCGGACCCAATAAAACTTGGAGACGCCCGGAACGGTAATGGTGAACCCACCCGCGCCGGACAGGAGCAGCATCGCCTTCCGCGCCTCATCCGTCACATAGTTTGTCGAAGAGAGCGTGACGTTTCCGTTGACGGTGATTGCAACGGAGCCGGCGATGGCCTCGTCAAGCATGTCGAAGACGTTGGCGTTGAGAGAAGTGCCCCAGGTGTTAGTTTTATCGCCAGTCCCGATTTTTTCGAGACGGAGCCGGGTCGTCGGTGTGGAAACCATTAGAGCGCCGCTCCCGTTGTAACAGCGAACCAGTTCGTGCCGTCAGACCACACGAGCGCCTTGACGCTCCCGCCGACATCAAGACACGTCGCAATGCTGTTGGGCCACTGCGCCGGATCAGGCAGGGCCGCCACGTTCGCATAGGACGTCGTCCTCACAGGCGATTGAGGACGCACCACGCGGTTGATCTCATCGTCCAGCGACAGCTTGAAGGTCTTCGCCCATTGAGGCGCGGCAGGATCGAGGACGACCGCCATCAGATCACCGTGCTGGTCAGGACGGGACGCAAGCCCATCTGGTTCTGGTCGCGGTCAAGCTCGTTCACAGCCCTGATCATCGCTGAAACCTGACGCTCCCAGAGCGGGATACGGTCGTCATCAACGAAGTATTCCGACGCCCCAAGCAGCGACGCCTTGAGGTAAAGGTCTGGATGGTCTGCCAGTATCCAGTTCGATGTGTTCGTCCCGTCCAGTGGCGTGATCTTGCCGCGATACCTGATCCGTGACGCCGCACTCGTTGCCGGCCACATCACGAAGCTTGACCCCACCTCGCAAAAACGCTCTGGCGGTGTCGTGACTGTCGGGTCAAGCTGCTCCATCACATCGATCGGCGTGTATTCCAGCACCGTGTAGGGATACGCCGTGAGCACGATTGAGCGCACCTTCAGCAATCCCGTGGGAATGGTCGCAGCCCCGCTTGTGATGGTGAGCGTGGTTGACGTGTCCATCCTGCGCGAGACGATTTCCCGGTTGAAGCGGGCTTCTGCGAGGTCGATCAGGTCGTCTGCGATGTTCGCGACGTCTGAGCGGTCGTGGAACCAGCTCGTGAGCGACGTCTTGAGTTCGGCGTAAGTCGTAAGGCCCACCTACACCCTCCAGTCGGCTGTTCTTAATTTTCTATAGTCTATATCGTTCAGCTTTTGCTTCGCCTTGTCGGCGTGGTCAGGGTTGAGATAATCCCAGCCCTCTTCATTCTTCCACTTGTTGATGAGCGCGAAGGGCACAGACGCAGCGCGGCGCATGAACTTGTCCTTGCCCTCGACGCTCCACCCATCATTGTGGTTCGCCATCCGCCCGTTCTGGTCGAGGATCGGCTGGACATCAGCGAACATCGCGAACTCACGCCCGGTGATGTTGCCATGCGCGTCATGCTCATAACGCACGAACCAGTGACAGCCGGCCGTCGTGGTCATGAAGTGCCGGAAGCCGGATGGGATCGCCTGAGCGACAGCGTTAGGCAGTTGCATCTTCGATCTCGACGAAACCACGCTCCTCAAGGTCGTGAGCGGCCTTGCGATCAATGCTCACCTCGTCCTTCCATCCGTAGCGAAGGTCGCCCTTGCCGGGGATGTGGATGCCCTTGGAGAGCTTCTGGTCGCCCTTCTTGGTAATGCGGCACATCACCTCGTTCTTAGGAATGGCAGCGGTCATCTTGGCCTGTTCAGCCAGGATCGCGTCAGCCTGCTTCTTCGCGTCCTTGTGGCGCTGGATCAGCTCTCCCAGCGCAGCGGTTGACACGTTCTTGCGAAATCCGGTCAGGCCCAGCGCGCCGGCTTCCGCCAGCAGCTTGTTGCGTTCAGCAGTCGCGACGGCTTCAACCTCTTCTGCTGTTTCCAGCATCGGTTCGGTCATGGTGGCTCCATTGAAAAGATAACGGGCGACCCGGATGGATCGCCCGCTTAGTCACTCTCCCGGAGACGGAGAGGTTAGTTTACCTATGTCAAGTGAGGTCTCTTATCGCCGCGCCCTTAAGCTCGTTTTTGCAAACGAGCATCTTTTCAGCGATGGTCATCCAGCGTTCGTTGTCGCCGTTCTTCGCGAGCGTCGTGGTCGAGACGCCGCGATAGGTGCCAACTGCCCAGCCGCTCGGATCGATCAGCAGGACGTCGCGGGTCAGGCCGTAAGCATGCGGGATGAACGAGACAGAGCCGAAATCGGACACGTAGGTGTCAGCAGCGCCGTAGATCGTCGCCTGAGACGAGCCAGCGACGGTTGCACGGATGTCCGCGATGCCGGTGAAGGCCGAGGCGATCTGCTTGTGAGTGCCAGACATATAGGCCTGGCTGTACTTCGCACCGTTGGTGAAGCCGGTCACGAGCACGCCCTTGAGGAGCGTTTCCGTGAACGTGCGTTGCGTGCCA